ACACTTGCTCTCCCGCAGGATATTCAGGCAAAGATTGATGAAAAGACAAATGCAATGAACGAAGTTGAGCTTGCAAAGCTTCAGCGTGAGAAGCAGGACGAAACCAACCAGATGATCGTTGACCAGCAGAGAGCCGAGTCTGAGAAAGAGCTTGTCCGCCGCCAGAATGAAGCAGATGCCGCAGCTTACGAAAAGCAGAAGGCGGCTGAAGCAGAGCTGACAGTAGCTGAAAATAAGGTCAAGGTAGCTGAGGCGAATGTAGCAGTAGCGAAGCTCGAAAAGGAAGCGGAGCTTGAAAAGCAGAAGAGCTATACATCTGAGTATTTCCGTGATAAGGAGCTTGATGTACAAAGAGCGGCAGTAGAAGCTATCAACCCTTCCGTTAAGACCATCATCACTGACGGCTCCGGCGAGGGCTATGCAGGTCTTATCGGTATCAAGGAAATTTTTGATAATATTGATTCTGACGTTGCACAGCAATAATCAGATAAAAAATGCTATTATCGCAAGAATAATAATTGGGGTTTATGTATAGAATAAATAGGGTGATAATATGAGTTTAGAGAAAGCGGTTTTAATAGCAATGATTGAAGCGTCCTATAAGGATAAGATAATCGATGAACAGACATATCATAATATGATGCAAAAGGTTATCGGGTAAAAAAAGGCAGCTGTATTGAAATTAACAATACGGCTGCCCAATTTTTTGTCTGAACATATTGACATATGAATGGTTTGTGTGGTATCATTATCACAACAGATAACCAATTGAAAACAGGAGGTATGATATGAATATTTATGAACTGATAGATAGAATGTCTCGTGAGCATAAAACCATCTTTGATATGCCTTTGAAAGTTACTTTTTACGCTCGTGTTTCTACTCATAGAGATGAACAGCTCAATTCACAAGAGAATCAGATACAGACATTTACTGAGTTGATTAAAAATAATCATAACTGGACTCTTGTAGATGGTTATATTGACACCATCAGAGGTGAATCAGCTGCTAACCGTGATAATTTTCAGCGTATGATAGCCGATGCAAAGAGCGGTCAATTCGATTTGATTATCTGTAAAGAAATTTCACGATTCAGCCGTGATCTTCTTGATAGTATTTCTTATACGAGAGAATTATTTCGCAATAATGTCGGTGTTTATTTTACGTCTGATAATCTTTGCACTATCGACAGAGACAGTGAGCTTCGACTTGGCATTATGGCTTCTATTGCCCAAGAAGAAGTATCCCGATTGTCTGAACGTGTTAAATTCGGTCATAAGAAAGCCATTGAGAATGGCACAGTAATGGGTAATAGTCGAATCTTTGGCTATACGAAGAAAAATGGAAAACTTGTAATAGATGAACGTGAAGGCAAAATGATTGATTTAATATACAATCTGTACGCTACAGGAGACTATTCTCTTCGGGATTTAGGAGACGTGCTGTATCAAAAAGGATTTAAGAATCATTCAGGCAATATTATAGCTCATACAACAATCAAAAGCATAATTCAAAACCCGAAGTACAAGGGCTATTACTGTGGCAATAAAGTAAAAGTGCTTGATTTTCGTACAAAGAAACAAAGGTTTTTGCCCCAAGATCAATGGCTTATGTATAAAGACGAAACAGGCGAAACTGTTCCTGCTATAGTCTCAGAAGAATTATGGGATACTTGCAATCAGATGTTGAAAAAACGATGCCATAGTGAAACGTCAGGCAATCAAGGCGGCAAAAGGTTTACATCTCCCTTATCAGGTAAAATAATATGTGGACACTGCGGTAAATCATTTCATCACAACAGTTATGGTCATGGCAGAGCCGAAGTAAAATGGCATTGGGTGTGTCAGGTGAAAAAGCGAAAAGCAAGTGACTGTCCATCTTTTTCAATAAAAGATGATGAGATGCTTGAAATACTAAAAGAATTTTTCAAAAAGTTCGTATCTAATATGGATGAGTATATCGAGAAGTATATTAAGCTTTATGAAGAGCAGTCTCAACTCTCTGATTCAAGCACGATGACCGAAAAAATCAAAAAAGAGATTATAAAACTTGAGAAAAAACGAGACAAGCTTTTTGATCTGTACACAGATGATATAATCAGTAAAACCGACTATAAGGAACGCAACGACAGCCTGCAATCGCAGATTATTGAGTTGAAACGTGATTTGTCAGAATTATCGAAACAAAGTGATAAGGTGCACGAATGTGTTAAAAGACTTGCTGAAATTAAGAATTACTTTTCATTGCAAGATTTAAACGCTATGAGTGACACTTTGGCATATGAACTAAGTAAAACAATAATCGATAAAGTTATAATTCAGCCCATTAGTGCAACAGAGCAAAAAGTTATTATAGTTCCATTCCTCGGCGAACAGTCTGAAATACCTCTCAATCATAGCCTTACCTGTGTGACTAATGGACATATTAGTAAGAAGATGATTCCAATACTCACACAGGAGTATGTAAGAGAGACTCTTAATACTCCAAAAGTAATACAATATCAAATTCACTTATGTATTGCATAAAAATATCGTATAGACGTATAGTATTATCATTTCACATATTTTTGCAATACTCTTCAAAAACCGTAAGAGTTTCAAGAATAGAGCCATCAAGGTATTGTAAAGCGGTTTCTCGTATTTCATTTGGAATACCATAATAAGCCTGAGCTACACTTCCTGTAATTGCCGCAATGGTATCGCTGTCGCCGCCTATCGATATCGCATTTCGTATTGCATCTTCAAATCCTGAAGACTCAAAAAATGCTTTCAGTGCCTGTGGAACGCTGCCCTGACACGTCTCGTCAAATCTATAATCAGCCCGTATCTCATCCAGAGTAAAGCTCATATCATAAAAATGTCTATGGATATAATGAGCCATTGTCGGAATGCTTTTACCTTCTCTTGATAAGAAAATACAAGCGGCAACTGCCTGTGCTCCTTTTATTCCTTCGGGATGATTATGAGTTGCTTCAGCTGTTATTTTTGCAAATTCTAAAGCATTATCAAGTGATTTAGCTACATAGCCACAAGGACTTACCCTCATAGCCGACCCGTTTCCGAAACTGTTATAAGGCTGAGGATTATTGTCTTTTATCCAGCGTCGAAAATAGCTACCATAGCCTGCTTCGGGATATAATCTTCCTAATGTTTGCATACAAGTGACTGCTTGTTCTCTCAGTTTAGAATAATCACCCTCACAATTAAGAATAGCTTCTGCTATTGCTGCAGTCATTACAGTATCATCAGTAAAAAAGCATTCTTCATCGAACAAATTGAAATTCTTGGTTTTAATATTTCTGAACTCATAAATTGAACCTATTATATCGCCAATAATCGCCCCAAGCATAACATCATCTCCTTTCATGTATTTATTATAGCATAACTTTACAATATAATCAAGCAATCATAAATCGTAAAAAATAGGGATAGCAGACTAAAAATCTACTATCCCTAAAATTACAACCCCGTCAATCCTCAACCGTAACAATCAGTTCGGCATCAAGCTCTTCTACAAGCTTAATCTGTTCGGTCGTATAACTTGCGAGCAATTCCTTATATTTGTCAGCAAGTACAGTCAGATCGTCTGTTTCATATACAGCTTTTTCAGATGTAGTTTCACCTGTCTCTGTGTCAACTACAGCTTCCACATAAGGCTCATACAGAGTTCTGCTGGTATTGAGTTTCTTAATGTAAATCTTATACATTTTATCACCGTCCTTTATCAAATAAAAATTTTTTACTAAAAACAAAAAACCGCATCTCACAAATGACGTGGGTAAGCCATTTGCGGACACGAAATTTCGGTTAAAATTTTGATTTTATTGGGTTATGTTATTGAGTTATATATCAGTACCCTCGGTTTCCGCATTTCCGCATTTTACTGACGAGGGTTATACTGTTGTTAAATAAATCTATAACTTGCCGCAACAGCACTCTTGTTGGTGATAGTTAAATTACCACTACTTGATACACCTAACTCAAAATATATAGTATGGACAATATCTGACCTATCATCATCCATTCCTGCAAGTTGTGTTACATAAACTGTTGTTGGATTATCGTAATTCGCTTTCACAAATAACAAGAATGAGAATGTTGAACTTTTACTACCTAAATGTCCGTCCAACTGTAATAATCTACCATAAAAATGACTTTCTCCTTGTGCTAAACTCCAATCAGTTTCTTTTGTTGCATTGGCATTAATAACATTGTCATACTTAATAGTAGTTGCACTATTAATCTGTTGAGCAATTTTGCTACTGCTCCAAGTTGAAGATGTCTTTGTTGAAGTATCATCAATTCTGCCCCAATTACTCTCAGGTATTAAAGTCATTTCACTTTTTTCAGCAGGTAAGTTTGTAACCAGTTCCGCAGCGCTATTTCCCTCAACTTTAATAGTTGCCCACTGTCTAATTTCAAGATAATAATAACCATCAGTAGGATAATAATAAAATTTCTGAATCTTATAGTTAGGATCAACTCCATTATACAGAGTATAATCTGTTGCGCTGTGCGTAGTCCAATCACCATAACTATATCTAACCAATTTCGCAGATTTATATGCACCACCATTAGTCATACCAGTAATTTCAACTTTTCCACCATATTGGTCTGAAACTATAATAGGTTGGCACGTTGCGGAACTACCTAAGTTAAGTTTAAGCCATTTTGTTGAATCTGTTGCATTGTTAAGAAGTTTTACAGCATCTTTCTTTGTGGCAACCTTATTATCAACATACTCAATCACATCATCATTAACACCAGTATCCACACCCTCGTTAGTATGGAAAGCTTTGATGATGTACAAAACTCTTAATGACCTCGGTTGCACTGTGTTAGATGCACCGTATATTGCGTTGGAGCGTGATGCGTCAAATGCTACATCAGTAACTGTTGTGGGGTTTCCACCATAAAGAGCATTAAAAGTTGTACCTTTATAAAAAGCACCTTCTACGTTTTGAGCACCACCTACATCCATATCTATGTAACCAGTAATATTAGGTAATCCTGCTTCAACATATTCACCACTTGTATCAGA